GTCACAATGTGACACCAATGTGACGGATAAGGCGTCACAATGTGACACCAATGTGACGGATAAGGCGTCACAATGTGACGTAGAGATTAGAGATAAGAGATTAGAGTATAGAGATAAGAGATTAGAGGGTAGAGAGGAGAGAGAGAAAGTCGGAAAAATATCCGACGACGGCCTGGCCTCCGTGGTCACCGCGTACCGGAACAACATTTACCCCATGCCGGGTGAAATGGATCTGGAAAAGCTCAAGACCATGACCGAGGACTTTGGCAGTGACCTGGTCCTCAAGGCGATTGATAGAGCCGTTACCCGGAACAAGCGGAGCCTGGCATACATCCATGGCATATTGAAAAGCTGGCAGGCCGGCGGCTACGACGACGAAAAGACAAAGCCATCAGCCCCAAAGAACAGCAAGAAAGAGGCCATTGACGCCGTGAACAGTTTGATGGCGGAATATGCCGCCCAAGAAGGAAAGGAGAAGGATGATGATGACGACGGAAGTATCGACCCTGCGAGCGATTGGTCTTTTACAACTGGCGTATAAAGACGACCTGACGAAAGAACGGCTGCGCTTCTATGTCGAGATGCTGAAAGACATCCCGACACCGGCCCTGTCGGCCGGCGTCAAATATTGCATCAATCATTGTAAGTTTTTGCCGACCATTGCCGAAATCAGGGCCGCATCGGAAAAGGTGGCTACCCTGGCGATGGGTACGAAACCCATTGACAGCGCCACCGCCTGGGGCACGGTGCAGAAGGCCATTGCCTCCGTGGGCTATATGGGCGTCCCGAAATTCGACGACCCGGTGACGCAGCGCGTCGTCGACCGTTTCGGCTGGAAAGAAATCTGTCAGACGCCGGTCGACGACACAGCAATCCTGCGGGCTCAGTTCCGCAAGGCCTACGAATCAGAAGCGTCACACGTGGCAGAAGTAAAAGAATTCGCCGCGTCCGGCGTCCCGGTCCATCAGAAGTACCTGGCCGACGCCGGCCTGGCAGGCGTGAAAGAATTGACTGATGGATTGACGGCCCGGCTGAAGATGCCGGAATGATGCCGGAGAAAAGGAGAGAAAATCATGAGCATTTTGGAAAGTGTCGCACAAACACTCGGCATAGAAATCAACAAGCAATTTAAGGTCTATGATGACCAGGGCACTTATGTGGCCGCGGCTGTTTTCAAGCTGGACAATAACGGAGAATGTCAGCTTCTGGTGACTCCGAAGTCGACTATTTGCATTAATACAGACACGGTATTAGGCGGCCTCATCACCGGGAATCTCATCCCTCAGACGAAAAAGCTAGAACCTTGCCCGTTTTGCGGAGGCCGGAAAGCCCTGGTACAGCGGATGCGGTTCACTAGGGGGGGACAAATACAGATCATGTATACCGTGTACTGCCCAGATTGCCAGGCGCACGGCCCGTTTACGGAATCCGAAGACGCAGCCGCTGATGGCTGGAATGGCGACGGGACAACGGGCAATACATCCCTAAGGCCCAGTTCATGGCCTTCAACGGGACAAAATATATCGTTGTCGACAACCGGCAGGGGCAGTTTGAAAAAGAAACCAAGGAAACGCTGCATGACTGCCTGAATTGGCTGCTGGCGTAGGAAAACCGGAAAGGAGAGAGAAATATGGAAATCAAAATCGACATGAATGGCAGTGACGTCGAGCTGGCAACGTTTTTACATAGCCTTACGATAAATCATAGCCAGAAAGAAGAAACGCCCGTTAAAACGGCAAATACGAAGAAAAAAGGACGCCCGAAGAAAGTAGTGAAGGCGGACCCGGAACCGGCCCCGACGGACGACATCCTGGATGATCCGGAAATGGCCGACATCGGAGCACACATTTTCGGAACGGAGGGTGACGCACGGTGAAAATCAATTTTACGGCTGTCCGGCAGAAAGAACTAGAAAATACCTATCATCGCCCGGCCAATGTCGGGGCCGTGATTACGCTGGTCATCTTTTACAAGAACCTCAAGGACCATTACGGATTCGGCAGAAAAAGATTCCTGTACATCATGAGCCAGTTCGAAGCCATCCAAAAGAATGAATGGCGGATGACGCAACGGCAGGTGGATGAAATCGTCTACCAGAAAGGCCTTGACGAAAACCTCTACCATGACTATCTCCAGCGTGCCTGGAAAATGGTAGAGCAGGACGACACCTATGAACGGATTATCGGCAAAAAGCCGGTAAAGAACAAGGCCGACCGCGATGACTACAACGAATCCGTGGAAGTCGCCTACAAAATCACCATGCTCATCCTGACGAAGCAGCTCCATTTCGGCAAGAAACGGATGAACGACCTTCAGAAGTATGTGAAGGAAGACATGTGGTGCATTTTAGAAGGAAGGGTCAAGGTTATCGAATTCATGAACATGCTGCATAAGTCGTGTGCCCAGGAATTCGGGGCACTGGACGACTGGATCAAGAAGTTCGGAAAGGTCTACCGGGACGACGGACTGCCGCTCTTTCCCAGTAAGGCCATGTATGAATAAAGGAGATGGGAATACCCTCGATTAAACCGAGGGTATTCAGGAGGTGAAGACGATGGAAGTATCGGAAATGAGCGACGATGAACTGCGGACGCTGGCAAGCAAACGCTTTAAGAATGGCCGGATTACCAAGCAGGCCCTGGAAGCGCAGCGTGAATTGTGGGAACGCCACGGCCGACCGTTTTCGGCGGACAACCGTGACCTTGGAAACGGTGATCATTTTGTCGATTTAGATTTTTACGACGGGAATACCCTCGATTAGACCGAGGGTATTCAGGAGGTGAAGACGATGAAGCACGAAGACATTGAATTTTTAAAGAGGCTTCAAAGGGAAATACAGATGCAGCCGACGTGCAGCACCCGTGAGCCACGATATTGGGGCATCGTAGATAAAGAACGCATCTACGGCATGGACAAAGAATATGCTGATGGTTGGGAAGTCGTAGACGAAGAATACGATGTGATGGGAAAAGAAGACGACATCGAAAGCGTATATGAATATTGCGTGAATTACTTAGATGATCAAGACGAAGGCGACCAGGAAATCCTTCAGAAACTACAGTGGGCGCTTGATGACAAGTGCATTGAAGACATGGTAGAGATAATCAACGATGATTTATTTCCGGCAACGCTCGCTTACTATCGTAACAGAAACTTCTTGGCTCAGAATTTTTTGTTCCTGACAAAGAAAGAATGTGAGGTTTTCATAAAAGATAACCCAGGCTCATTTGAACACCCTTCCAGTTTCTGTATGTGTGCTGAACCGCACGGAGATTATGCACGAATTATTGACATCATCAAAAATACAAACTGGTATTCCTTAGAAACGACAGTCAATCAGAACGGCCCGAACAATACGGTCATTGGGCATGTTGATAAATTAGTTTTGTAAGAAGGTGATGACGATGAATGAACGCGATATATATTTCGATGAATCGGGACGCCTGATTCTCCCCGCCTTATTTGACGTAAAGAAGGCCGAACGCATCATGGATAATTTCATGAGATTCCACCAAAACATGCACGCGACCTTCGCAGAAGTCGTGTCCTGGCTGATTCTGAGAGGGACCGGCTACGATGGCGGCACATCCTCAAATCACCTGTGCTGGCTGTTCGGGGTAGATGGCAGCGACCGGGCCACGCTCAAAAGGTGGAAAGCGAGGGTAAAGCCATGATACTTCAGCGGGAGTGCCCGATTTGCCATAGAAAATTTACACCGAAACGTCGCAATCAAAAGTATTGCTCATCGGAATGTAGGCGCTATCGGGAAAAGCACGTAGAAGTAAAGCACGCAGAGCCAGCACCGGGAGGACTAATTATCCGGGAATTTCGTTGCCGGCAATGTGCCAAACTAATTAGAATTGCCGACCCGGATGATAAGCGTCATGTATTTTGCAGTATCCAGTGCGAACGAGAGTATTGGCGACATAGCTATTACCGAAAGGACCACGGACGAGGCGGGAACCTAGGTATGTCGGGCGGAATGAGCCTCGGTAGCCTTATCCGCAGGGAACGGAGAGATCTTGATTGAAGAAAACCAAACGGGAACAATTGAGAGAATGTGTTACCGCCATTGCGTGTGGTTCTGGGTCGATAAAAGAGAAATTCGAGCAATATCAACATTTAAAGCAGACACAAACTATACTAAAACGCCCGCCAAACGATTTTAAAAATGATACGTGGCTATTCTTCAGTCTGGGGCTTGCAGTTATCGATGCCTGTTTGTTACGGCCTGCTGAAAATATGCCTCAGTTTTTTAGTCAGTATCAACTGGCTATAGATATGGAATTGCAGCAGTTCCGGGACGAATATAATGCCGTAACGATGCAGACTAAAGGAGAGTGGGAATGCTACACAATCGCACGCTCAAGACAGCGTGCGATTGAAAAAAGATACGCTGAACTGCATCCGGATCTAGTAGAAGCCAACGCCCTATTGACAAGCATCACTGCTCTAAAAGCGGCTGGCATCACCAATCCGGACTTAGAAAAGCGCTGTGACGAAGTAACACATCATTACGATATAAAAATTATTGCAAACTTACCAGTTGTTGAAAAAATAATCGAAAGGAGATGGAAAAGCCATGAAATTCGGACGATTTGAACCGTGGAACGAATGGGCGGAAGCCTCTGAATTCCACTTTGGGAATGGCTACGGGGGCATAGTCATCCGCGGCCCGCAAGGGCTGTATGAACTGGAAGTAATCAAACGAAACCGTCTTTACCCTAGTTACTGGGATATCACGTTTGATACGCCGATTACAAGCGACGTCCTGGGGAACCTGGAATACAACGACGTTGTGAAGGCGTTGGAAGACATCAGCCGCCTGGCCGATGACTACGATTTGCTTCATGAAAGTTTTGTAGATCATGACGGAAACGTTGTGTTCGTGGATTAAGGAGAGAAATATGCAACCTACTGATAAATGGAATTATTACCTTGACGACAATGATTGCACCTGCATGGATTTCTTTGATTCCAAAGAAGCCGCACTCAAAGCTGGGATGGAAGAAGCGAAACGCGAAAGGGCCGACACCATTACCGTTGGCAGGGTAGAAGAATTTGTCCCGGACGTCCGTATATATACGAGCTTTCTCGTAGAAGATTTGCAGAACCAGGCTTACGACGACGCCGGGGAATATGCAGAAACCTGGCTGGCCGACGTTACCGACAAGGATTTTGATGACCTGGAGAACATTTTAGATGCAGCCTTCACACGCTGGCTCGACCGGCATCCAGAGTATAAACCCAATTTTTACACGCTTACGGATACGGAAACGTTCAATAAAGGAGGTGATCCGATTGATTGACATGAGCATGGAACGCGTCCGGGCCGTGATTGATAAAGCCTGCCAGGACGGGAAGAGCTACGCGACGATTGAGAAAAGCGGGGATGCCGCTGTCGATGATGCTGTCGCGCAGACCATCGATAGCATGGGCTATAAGGTAGCCATCAACCCGCAGGAAATCCTTATTAGCTGGTTTTAGGAAAGGAGAGAAAGCGATTGAATAAAGTACAGCTCATGGGCAACCTGGCACGCGACCCGAAAGTCAGCGTGACCCGGACCGGCAAGACCCTCGTCCGGATGACGGTGGCCTGCTCAGAAATCTACAAGGGGAGGGACGGCCAGGCGAAAGAAATGACGTCGTTCGTGCCGGTGACCTGCTGGCCGCCATCGTCGGATCTGGCGAAGTCATTGCTAAAAGGAGACAGGGTTTTCGTACTGGGGAGATTTACGACGAACTCGTATGAAAAGGATGGAGAAAAACGATATTACAGCGACGTCACGGCTAACTATGTCGGGACGTTCCCCAAATTAGATCAATCCGAATCAGGAAAGTCGTTTGATGACATGGGGACTGAAACTGACGAAGAGATTCCATTCTAGGAGGCGCCTATGATTTACAAGTTTACGATAGACGGACGCCCGATGACGAAGAAGAACAGCATGACCAAGACCAAATACGGCCTCATTCAGTCCAAACAGTACCGGAACTATGAAAAAGCGGCCTTATGCCAGCTGATGACCCAGAAGCCGAAAGGCTTCCGGGCTATCCACTGCGCAACGAGGATGAACGCACGGTACTACATGCCGAACCGGCAGGGCTGGCCGGATCTCTTCGGACTGGTCCAGGCGACGGCGGACATCCTGGAAAAGGCGGGAATCATCGAAGACGACGGCTATATCGCTGATATCGCCTATAGCTGCATCGCTGATATTGACCCGATATGGCCGCGCGTCGAAATCAGCGTCATCCCGATGCCTGACGACCCATTCAACGAACTACATCCGAAACTCCGAAAGAAGGTAAAAAAATGATTGATGACAATAATGTATTGGAGGAACCGAAAATGAATAAAACCGATATGATTACCGCCGTTGCAGGGAAAGCCTGCATGACCAAGAAAAATGCTGAAAAAGCAATCAATGCTGTATTCGAAGTTATCAGCGACAGCCTCATCCAGGGGGATGAAGTCCGTATTCTTGGCTTTGGCACCTTTGAAGTCCGTGACCGCAAAGCCCGCGAAGGGCGTAACCCGCGCACCAACGAACCGATTCAGATTGGAGCTTCTAAGACCCCGGCTTTCAAAGCTGGTAAACAGCTCAAAGATTTGGTCAACGGGAAATAAGAGGCCGTCATGGGCAGATGCTACTACTGCCACCGGAACCTGGCCGGGCGCCGCATACACTATGTGGTGACACCGGCTGGGAACCTGGCCCCGGTCTGTGCCGATGACCGGGAATGTAAACCGAAAGGCATCCCATGCTACGGACATAAGCCCAGGCTTCGACGTTCACCACGGACGCGGGCGTTGAAGCGGAATCAAGGAGGAGAATGAAATGATAGATGACAAGACGGCCAAGATGGCCATAAATACGATTTCTAAATACTGTGATCAACGTTGCGGTTGTTCACAATGCGCTATCAGAAATGCGTGTAGAGATATGTATAGATCGGATGAAGATTGTACTATTTCTGGAATTACAACCTATTATGAAGAAGGGTATTTTAAAAGATGCATGATTCACCCTCCGAAGTTCGACGTCAGGCAGAAAGACAGCGCAGATTTTCGGAAGTACATCAATGAAATGTTTTTGCGTGAGGCGGAAAAATACGGCCTCCCGATGAACACGGCCAACTCGATAAAATGGACTGCGCGCGGGACCATCGTAGTCACGTTTGTCGATGACGACAACAAGACGAACTACATTGGCGTGGCGAAATGCCACCCGGACGACGCTTTCAATCCGGAAATCGGCATCAAGCTGGCCATCGAAAGAGCAGCCCAGGCGATGCATGCGCCATTTGTTCCTGGATACGACGAAGCTTATTTTTACGTTGGTAATGATGACATTAAAGTCGGTGTTAATCACCATGAGAACAGGGATGTTTTCAATATCTCGTTGGGCAATTGCTTCAAGACATTCGAGCAGGCGGATGCCCATAAAGACGTCATCACGAAACGAATTGCAAAAGCTGCGAAACTGCTGGAAAAGTTGCGGGAGGATGATAAACGATGCGATGGGTAGATGTAAATGAGCAGCTCCCGATTCCGCAGCGGCGCGTACTCGTAGCGATGCACGCCGGTACGGAATGGGAATTTAAAGCCGTCGGGGTGTTTTGCCAGGACCATTGGCTTGTAGACGGGGAAACCCGTCTCATCCCGATGAAGGAAGTACAATATTGGGCGCCGATTGCCTCGACGCCGAAGCGATAAGGAGGAACTAACATGACGATTATCATTGCAGGAATCTTTGTATTGATTGGAATTGCGTTGGCCATTTATTTTATAGGCAGCGAACCGGACGCTCCCATTAAATTACGCGCCATACTTTCTGTGAGCTCTTTGGCGTTATTCCTGGGGCTTTCTGCAGCAGTTGCCTTTGGATACCCTCAATACAAAGTATGGGAACAGAGTAAAGCAGGGGAAGCGGCCCTGGCAAAAGCGACCCAGGACCGTCAAATCAAAGTCCAGGAAGCCGAAGCAGAAATGGAAGCGGCCAGCAAACAGGCCGAAGCAAACCGCATCTTAGGTGAAAGTATCCGGCAGTATCCGGAATCGATGGAACAGAAATGGGTCGAAGCCATTGAAAAAACATCGAACCAGGTCATCTACCTGCCGACAGAAGCATCCGTGCCAATTACAGAAAGTGCTCGCATGGCTCAAAAAGCCACGGCTGGGAAATAGGAGCGTGGTAGGATGACGAAACGAACGGTATGGCTGGGCCTCATCATTTACGCCGTCGTATGCATGGCGGCTTTTGTGACGATGCTTGTCATGATCTTTAAATAGGGCGGTGAGGCTATGAAAAACTGGTACAAACCAGGCCCGGTCAAGGTGACGCGTGTGGAACCGGACCCGCGGCCAAAGAAAACGAAGCCTGCATGGCAGGAATACAACGACGTAATGGATTATCAAGCCCGGAACATCGAGAAAATCCGGCGGCGGTTAGAACACGCACGGAGAAAGTAGCATGGCAGGCGGCATCAAACTGAATAATTGATTCATCGCGGACAGGCCTGGCAAGGCCTGTCTGCTGTTCACGTTTATGAAGGAGGTAACCATGTATCACAACGACTATACCGTATTAGTGAAGGAATATCTGAACCGCTATAATGAATTCAAGCAATATGTGGCGAACGTTGAGGCGGAAATCGAAGACTATAAAGAGATGTTGAAGCTCTCAGCCGTCCCTAAAGTCCCCAGCCTGTCGCCTGCTGGCGGTTGTGGCGGTGGCGATGGGACCAGCCCGCAGGAACGGGCGTACTTTAAACAGGAGGACTTGGAAAAGCGTCTCGAAGACAGCTATCAGGACCTTCTGGAAGTGCTGCCGAAGGTCCGCAAGCTGGACCGGTCCCTGGATGCGCTGAAAGCGACGAATCCCGTGGATTATCGCATCATCCGCGCCCGATATATCGACGGCTCGTCCTGGGAAAGCACGGCCCGTTATGCTGGCGCCAGCGTGACCTACTGCCGGACGGAAGCCCGGAAGGCACTGCGGCGGCTGACTGGGGCCATGTTCGGCGAAGAATCCATCCCGATGCAGATGAGCCTGGTATTCATTGACGGCAGCGAAGCGAAGGGAGACAATCATGAGGGAAATTGTGGATAACTTTTTTTTCGTGTCGTTTTTTGACAGAATCGCGCAGAAAAAAATATATTTGAATACGGAAAAAGTTGGTCGGACGTGGTACGATAATAGCGTGAGAGTTGGGGATGACGCGAGGGGCTCGTGTCACGCACCAGTCCATTAGCTGCCCTTGCGCATCCCACACACTGTCACCAGATACGCACCTCCTTTCTTTTAAGGTTGCGGTACATGGATAGTCATGGCGCCACTACCCATGTACTGCTATACGGCGGAGTAGCTCAATGGTAGAGCCAAGGGGCCTCCTATGTTGCTGGTTCGAGCCCAGCCTCCGCCCTCTCCTTTCTGGGGCGTATCTATCGTAGGGACGTAGCTCAATGGGCAGAGTAGTGGTCTCCAAAACCATTTGTTGAAGGTTCGAGTCCTTCCGTTCCTGCCAGCCATGGAAATGTGGCCGAGTTGGCTAAAGGCAGCTCCCCGCTAAGGAGCCGGACGAGGCGGTCTCGTCCCGATGGTTCGAATCCATCCATTTCCGCCAAATACATACGGATAGGGACTTAGTTGTGCGTGTCTGAGGCGGACGGGACATGGCAGCGGGTCCCTTTTTCATTGCAGGGAAACAACGAAGGTGGGTGGTGATTATGTGAGCGATAAAAAACGGGATAAAGCGTACAAGGATTACTGCAATGGCATGAAATACAGAGATATTGCGGTAAAATACGGCGTATCTTTATCTACGGTTAAAAGCTGGGCCACACGCCACTGGAAGGTTGCAACCAAGGATAAAAAGTTGCAACCGCAACCGAAAAAAGTTGCAACCTTGCAACCAAAGAAAAAGCTAAAAGAAAAGCTGCTGGAATCGGTCAATGACAACGAAGCGCTAACCGAGAAGAGGCGGCTTTTTTGCTTGTATTATGCCACTTCCCACAATGCGCTCCAGTCGTACCTGAAAGCGTATAAATGTACGAAGGAGGCGGCCCATACAAACGGGGCAAGGCTGCTGGCAAATGCTAGCATACAAGATGAGGTGAAACGACTGCGCCAAATCATGCAGTATCATCTGGACGTCGGCGTTTCTGACCTGGTGCAGTACTGCTTGAAGGTCGTTGGGGCAGACCTGGGCGACTATGTCACCTTTAACGGCTTTAACGTCAAACTGGCGGATAGTAAAACCGTCGACACGTCCGTTGTGTCTGAGGTCAAGCAGGGGAAAGACGGCATCAGCATCAAAATGGAAGACAAGAAGTGGGCCTGGGAGATGCTGGCCAAGTACCTGGGATTCGATGCCATGGAAGAACTCAAGAAAGAAAAACTCAAGGCCGAGGTGGCCGAATTGCGCACGGATAACAATGAGGAGGATATTACCTTTGAATTCTCACGAGAACCGAAAACGGAAACGAAAAGTTAATATTGCCGATTTGATTGCCCCATCGTTCGATGAGGTCTTTTTTGACGTCGAACAGCACCTGCATACCTTTTATCTGCTGGCGGGGGGCCGTGGCAGTGCTAAGTCATCGTTTGTGGGTGGCATCCGCATCCCCGTATCGGTGATGGAAGACCCGAATGTCCATGCCGTCGTCATCCGTAAGGTCGGCAACACTATCAAGAATAGCGTCTTGCCTCAGATTGTCTGGGGGCTGGAGAAATTGGGCGTCCTGGACAAGTTCCGCGTCAAATTGTCGCCACCGGAAATCACGTACAAGAAGACGGGGCAGAAAATCCTTTTCTTTGGGCTGGATGACCCGGCCAAGGTCAAATCCATCAAACTGCCCTTTGGCTATGTCGGCATCGTGTGGTTCGAAGAATTGGACCAGTTCAGCGGCATGGAAGAGATTCGTAACGTGTTGCAGTCTCTCCTGCGCGGCGGCCCGTCTTATCAAGTATTCGGAACGTATAACCCGCCGAAGAGCCGGAACAACTGGGTCAATGAGGAAATTCTTGTGGATGATCCAGATAGACTGGTACACCACTCGACCTATTTGACCGTGCCGGAAGACTGGCTGGGTCCTCAATTTTTGGCCGAAGCAGAAAAGCTCAAAGCCAAGAACGAACGGGCCTATCGTCATGAATATCTCGGTGAAGTCACGGGCACTGGTGGGGCTGTTTTTGAAAACGTCGAAGACATGGCCATGAGCGACGAACTTGTCGGAAATTTTGACAGGTTGTACTACGGCCTGGACTTCGGCTTTTCCATTGACCCGCTGGCCTTCGTATCGATGCACTACGATGCAAAAAAAGAAGATCTATACATCTTCGATGAAATCTATCAGCAAAAGCTGACCAATAGCCGGGCCGCCGAACTGATACAGCAGAAAGCAGGCTCCGGCCGCATCATCGCTGATTCAGCCGAACCGAAGTCGATACAGGAGATGCGGAACATGGGCCTTCATGTAGGCGGAGCCAAGAAGAGCCGCGACAGCGTCGAGCACGGCATCAAGTGGCTACAGGACCGGGCTCATATCTACATCGATAAAAGACGCTGCCCGAACACGTACCGGGAGTTCGTGACGTATGAGTACGAGCGGAACCGGCAGGGGCAGTTCATCAGTGCCTATCCGGATAAAGACAACCACGCACTGGATGCTACGCGGTATGCCATGGATGACGTCATGCGCCGTTCAGCCGTTCCAGGACTGCGGAAAGGAGATTTTGGATTATGAGGATTCAGACGACAAAGACCGCGCTGTCCGTACAGGACCTGGCTCGGATTTGCTTGCGGCATGACAGGTATTATAAGCATTGCCTCAAGCTAAAGGGCTACTATGCGGGCCAGCACGACATCCTGCATAAAGAGGCGCGGAATAATGGTGCTCCAAATAACAAGGTCGTGGCCAATTTCTGCAAATATATTTCGGATATGGACACGGGCTTCTTCATCGGCAAACCGGTCGCCTATGCATCCTTTACCGGCAATGGAAACGAAGTAAAGGCGCTCCAGGACGTCTTTAAATACAATGACGAGGCCGCCCACAACATGGAACTGGCCGAAGAGGCCAGCATTACCGGTGACGGCTACGAACTGCTGTATATGGATGCCGACGCGAACATCCGCTTTCGCCGCATTCCATCCGAGGAGGTCATCTTGGTTTGCGACGCCTCGCTGGAAGAGAATGTCATGCTGGGCATCCGGCACTACCAGGTATACGACTTGGACGGTGCGACCTATCAGGAGTACGTCGACGTCTACGATGACAGCACGGTAACGAATTACTCGTATGATTCCGGGACACTCCGTTTGATCGGCGCGCCGCAGCCACATTTCTTCAGCGACGTGCCCATCGTCGAATATGCGAACAACCAGCTCCATCAAGGCGACTTCGAAGGCGTCATCACACAGATTGACGCCTACAATCTGGCCCAGAGCTGTACCATGGACGACATGGAAGACTTCACGGACGCGTACCTGTGCCTGGCCGGGATGGGCGGGACTACAGGCGAAGACGTTCAGGAGATGCGGCGCAATAAAGTGCTGCTCCTGGACAACACGGGTGACGCCAAATGGCTCATCAAGAACCTGAACGACACGTATATCGAGAACATGAAGAGCCGCCTGGAAAAGGACATCCACAAGTTTTCGAGCGTGCCGGACATGAGCGATGAGGCTTTTTCTGGTAATGCATCGGGTGTGGCCATCAAGTATAAGCTGATTGGCATGGAACAGATTCGCAGCCGGAAAGAGGTCGCCTTCCGGAAAGGATTGCAGCGGCGGATTGAGTTAATCGCCGATATGCTGAGGACGAAAAGTGTTGCGGATATTGATTACCGCGACATTGAAATCACCTTCACGGCCAACATCCCGGCCGATATCAAGGAACAAGCCGATATTGTTAAAGAGCTGTATGGCCTTGTGTCACAGAAACGGCTGCTGTCCCTGCTGCCCTTCATCGCAGACCCGGCCGCCGAAATGGATGAGCTCAAGCGCGAAGAGGCGGACCGGCAGGATGCCTATGGGAGTGAGGTAACGAATGACGAACGAGGAGTACTGGGCTCGCCGGATGACGGAGCTGGAGGAACAGTGGAATAGAAAAAGCCGCCAGGAGCTGGAAACCGAACTGGCCGCCTATTATCGCCAGGCGCTGGCCCATATCCAGAAGGATATAGACGCCCTGTATGCCCGCTTTGCTGATGACAACGGCTTGACTTACGTCGAGGCGTCGCAGCTCTTGCAAGGGAGCGAATATCGCGTCTGGCGGATGGATATCGAAGATTACCTCAAGCAGTATAAGGATACTAGCGACAAGGCCATCCTCCAGGAGCTGAACATATTGGCCATGCGCAGCCGCATCACCCGGCTGGACAAGCTATACACGGAAACCTTGGCCCACTTGGCCGACTTGACGAAAAAGACCGAGGACGCCATCGACAGGTATTTCCCGACGGTTTACCAAGATTTCTACTATCACAGTCTATACGACATAGGCCAGAAAATAGGCCTGAGGGCCGCTGTAACGGCCGTGAATGATGAACAAGCGTTATCTATCCTAAAGATGCCTTGGAGCGGTAAGAACTACAGCCAGCGCATTTGGAAGGATAACGCACAGCTCGGCAAGACCATCAAAGACGTCGTTACCCAGGCTACACACCGTGGGACGGATATAGAAACCTTGTCGCGGCTGGTATCACGCCGGATGGACGTCGGTGTGAGCAATGCCCGCCGCCTGGTCCGGACGGAGCTGAACTTCACAGAGAACCGGGCCGCGTTCGACAGCATCAAGGACGCGGGAATGAAGTATTACCGCTTCTCGGCGACGTTGGACCGTCGGACTTCGACGACATGCCGGGAACACGATGGCCATGTTTATTCCCTTGACGAGTATCAGCCAGGCAGCACGGCCCCGCCGCTTCATCCGAACTGCCGCTCTACTATTGCAGGAAGCCTGTACGGGCCGGACAAGAAGAAGACTGGGACACGCATTGCCAGGAATGACAAGGGCAAGACGTATTATGTGCCGGCTGACATGACGTATGAAGAATGGTATAATATATATGCAAAGAATCCATCGACAAATAAATTAATAGGTTTGGATACAGTTAATGGCATTACAATAAACGGTTTATCAAAACATCAGCAGGAACGGGTTGATGAACGCAAACTAAAAGCTGATGATATAAAAGATGCTCTAATGAATCCGATGCATATTGATGAGGTACGAGAAGATTCAAGAGGGACATCTCAACGGTTTATCGGAGAAAAAGTAACTGTTAATGTGAATACTATTACGGGCATTATTATAACGTCATGGAAGACAGGGAAAAGTAAACTTCGTAAATATAAGCGGGGAAGCAAATATGATGAATGATATGTTAAAAGTAGCATTTACAAATCAAGAGCTGTCATTTTTAAAAAAAATGGGTTTTAATGTGAATTGCAATCTGAATATTGATATTGCTGATGAAATTGTTGATAAGCTTGGCTATGATGATACGGGCATAGCAGCTGACATCATCACTAAGATTACTACAAATAAAGATTGGTGAAGTTTTCCATGGCACCTACCATTATGTTAGGTGCTTTTTTCATGCAGAGAACAGGAGGATGCCATGCATTTAGACTGGTACAACAAGGCTCCACGGAAGACGGGGCCGCCTAAACAATTCATATTTTCAGCGTCTGAGTGATCAGGCGCTTTTTTCATGCCATTTTTTAGGAGGGATACACATGGAAGACGAATTCAAGTTCGACCTGCAGCGGTTCGCCGACGGCGGCACCGAAGGTGGTGCAGACGATACGACGGGCGGCACCGAAGGCGATAAGGGCGGGAAAGGCACCCCGGACTCCCCGGGAACCAAGACCAAAGAAGAGCAGGAAGCGGACGTACAAAAACGGATTGATGATGCAGTGAACCAGGCTAAGGCCCGCTGGGAGAAGGAATACCAGAAGAAAGCTGACAAGGCAAAGAAGGAAGCCGAACGGCTGTCCAAATTGTCCGAAACAGAGCGGGCCAAGGAAGAGCAGGAAGCCATCAAGAAAGAATTGGAAGCTAAGGAAAAAGAACTGAATCGGAAAGAATTGAAGCTCGAAATGGTGAAGGTCCTGTCCGACCGCAAGATTCCTGTTGAATTTATGGACTACCTCATCGCCGACGACAACGAATCGACGATGGACCGCATCAAGACTTTTGATAAACAGTTCAAGAAGGCTGTTGAAGCGGCCGTCAATGAAAAGCTGAAAGGCAAGGCCCCGAAAGCCGGCGGCACCGGTGTTGGCGGCAATGGCGGTGGCAGTGCCAAGAACAGCTTTTTTGAAGCCATTTACAAGAATCAGGCCAAACGATAAGAGGAGGAATACAATATGGCAGACGAATTATTTTTGAAAGACAATTTGAGCGGCTTCGTGCCGACCCCGATTGCATCCGACATCATTGGGGATGTCGTTCACGGTTCCAGTGTCATGCGACTGTCCACGGTCCAGCCGATGGAATCGGAAACGAAGAAATTTCCGGTCATGGTCTCCGGCCCTGGCGCATACTGGGTCGGTGAAACGGAACGCATCAAGACGTCCGTTGCCAAATGGATTTTCCCGGAATTGGTCGCCAAGAAAATCGGCGTCATCATTCCGGTCAGCCGCGAAAAACTGGAAGATACGACCATCAACGTCTTCTCGGCCATCAAGCCCTATGTAGCCGAAGCCTTTTATAAGGCCATCGACGCAGCCTGCTTGTTCGGCACGAACAGCCCGTTTGCAAAAAATATCTTGGGGGTAGCGACTGCCGGCAAACAGACCGTTGCCGAAGGCACGAATAAGTCGTTAGACCTTGACATTTCCGACACCATGGCCTCGGTGGAAGCCCAGGGCTTGGACGTCGATGGCTTCGTTGCCGGTTATGACCTGAAGAACTCTCTGCGCAAACTGCGTGATGCCAACGGCAACCAGCTCTATGTACAGGATGTGGACCAGTCCACGCTGTACGCTCAGCCGATTGAGTTTTGCCGCAACGGTGCCTGGGATGCCATGAAGGCCCGCGCCATCGCGGGCAACTGGAAATACTCGCTCATCGGCCTGCGCGATCAGATTCAGTATGAAACGCTCCGTGAAGCTACTCTGTCGACGGTTACCATGGCAGATGACAAGCCGCTGTCCCTGGCAGAAAACGATATGGTTGCCATCAAAGCCACCATGCGCCTCGGATTCCTGCCGGTCAAGGAAACAGCTTTTGCGGTCCTGACTCCGAAAGCCACCACGACCAGCGGCACGGGCAAATAGTCTCCGATGAGGGAGGAGGGATAAGCCATGAATTATCTCACACCCGATGAGGCGGTCGAGAAAATCGTCGATGCCGTCACACAGAACTCGACAGACACATACCAAGCCGAACGCTTAGCCCAGAAATTCGTCTATGACGTCCTGGACTACTGCAACCGGGAAGATTTCCCACCGGCTCTGGTCTTTACGGCCGAGGATATGGTGACGCGCTGGCTGGAGGATACCGAAGACGGCGGCCGGGCTCCCTTGAAGAGCCTGACCCAGAACGACACGACGTATCAATTCGCCGTGTCGGAAGTATCCTCGACGGGGGACCCAAGGGAAGAAGATTTCGACCGTCTCAAACCCAAATTGAACCTGTATCGGCGCCCGAAGAGTCTCTAGGGGGTGGTCCTATCAGCTGGAAACGATGCAAGCGCCTGCTCAACAAACACATGTATGCCGACCGCGTCACCGTGTACCGGCAGCAGGCTGTGAAAGACGACGAAGGCGCCGATGATTATGCAATGCAGGCCGTCTACCAGGAACTCCCGTGCCATCTGACGCAATACGGCAAGGAGCTGCAGAGCGGTCAGAATCCGCGGGAGTTCTATCTAAAGACGGACCTGCGCATCTGTCTGGATCCGGAATACGACATTTTGCCGAACGATGTCCTAGTCATCGTGCATGTCGGCCAAACCTTTACGCTCAATGCAGCGAAGGCTTTCAAGTATCCGGACCATCAGGAAATCAGCGTCCGCAGAGAGGATGAGGCATAATGGCGATGCTCTTTGATGACGGGTTCTCGGCCTTTGACGACCGCCTGGCGGCCATTGAAGAGAAGGGGGCCTCGAAAATGGACAAATTCGTCGCCCAGGAAGCGGAGGTTATCATTGGGAAAATCAAGGATAACACGCCGACCCAGACAGGCCGTCTCAAGAACGGCTGGAAACACTCCCGGGCCATACAGGGGAAGACAACGATTTACAACAACGTCAAATATGCCGCCCACGTCGAGTATGGCCATCGACAGACGCCGGGGCGGTATGTACCGGCCATCGGGAAGCGGCTGAAGAAAGATTTCGTCCCTGGCAAGAAGATGATGCATAAAGGGATGATGGAGGCCGGGCAGACCTTCGAGGCAGATTCTGAGGCCATCTTCAAGGCGGTGTTGGACGAATGATGACGCTCCGCGATATAAAAGCGGCCATCGTGGCCGTACTCAATCAAAACTTCAAAGATTATAAGGTGCATTTCGATAATGTCGAGAAATCGGATGCACCTTATTTTTATGTCGAGTTCATGCCGACGGCCACGACCGTGGACGACCTGTTCAGCGACCGGCTGATTCAGGTGGACATTACCTATATCCATCCGAAAGACGCTATGGGACGCGTGAGCCGCACGGCTGTCTTCGAGGTAGCTGATGCCCTGGACAAGGTTTTCCGCCCTGTCCTGGCCGTCAAGGACCGACATATTACGATTCTCGACGCAGAGATGACCATTGTCGATGACATCCTGCATTACATTTTCAATCTTGATTTCCGTGACAACTTCGAGGATGTTGGCCGCATCCAGTATGAACTGGCTCAGCACCTGGAACTGGAAATCAACAAGCTTAATCAAACGGAAGGGGAATAGCATATGGCAAATGAACAGGAATTGTTCGGCATGCCGCAGATCATCATCAATTTCCGTACCAAGGGGACGACGGCTATCAAGCGCAGTGCCCGCGGTATCGTGGCGATGATCCTGCACAACGAAACGAAAGACGAAATCCATAATTACACTATCCGCGACGTTTCCGACATCCCGGATACAGGCCTTACGGATGAAAACGTGGACCTTATCAAGAAATGCCTGCTCGGCACGCCGCTCCGCATCCTGGTCTACACGCTGCCGAATACCAATGTCGACGGCGCTACGAAGACCCAGGCCGATGTCCTCAAGATGCTGACCAACATCAAATGGAACTGGCTCTGCGCACCGACCGCCTCGGTGCAGGAACAGCAAGACCTGGCGTCTTGGATTAAGGCACAGCGCAGCAACAAGCATAAAACCTTCAAGGCCGTATTATCTGGCCAGGCCGCAGATAATGAAGGCATCGTCAACTTCTGTACGAATGACATCAAAGTGCAGACCGATACAGACAGCTCCGGCAATCCGGTCTATACGACGTACACGGCCTTACAGTATACGGCCCGTATCGCCGGCATTTTGGCTGGCCTGGCTCTGGACCGCAGTGCCACGTACTTCAAGTTGACCGAAGTCGAAAGCGTCGAAGTCTATGAAGACATCGATACACTGATTGACCAGGGCGAACTGCTCCTCATTGACGAGCAGGATGGCGACGGTGTCAAGATTGCCCGCGCCTGCAACAGCCTGACGACCTTTACCACGGACAAAGGCGAAGAGTTCCGGAAAATCAAGATCATCGAAGGCATCGACATGGTCACCGACGACATCCGCGATACCTTCAAGAAGTATTACGTGGGCAAGGTCATCAACGACTACAACCACAAAATGCTCTTCATTTCGGCCATCCTGGTCTATTTCTCGGAAATCAAGGGTAATGTGCTGGATGCCGATGCGCCTAACACGGTCGACATCAACACGACCTGGCAGAGCAATTACGCAAAACTCCATGGTGATGACCCGACGACCATGTCGGTCATGGAAATCCGCCAGTACAATACCGGCGATACGCTGGCCCTGGTCGGTGACATCCGCTTCGTGGATGCCATGGAAAACTTGAAGATTGATTTCACGCTGTAAGGAGGCCTGACAAATGGCAAGAAGCGAATATGACGTAAAATATCGCGGCAACCGGCGCTGGAACGGCTCCCACGGTAAATTATGGTGGGAAGGCGAACTCATCTTTGAAATTGAATCGTTCGAAGTCGACGTCGAACCGAACCGTGAAGATGTGCTTATCGGGAACAGTGTAGATAGTAAGATCGTATCCCTCAAAGGTACGGGGACGCTCAAAATCAAGAGCGTCATCAACCGGAATCTGAATAAATACCTGGAAGACTGGAAGAGCGGTCATGACCCGCGCACGACGCTGGTCGGCCTGGTCGAAGACCCGGATATGATTGATGCCCAGAAAGAGCGCATCACACTGGATAATGTCTGGTTCAACAAACTGTCGCTCATGAATTTTGAAAAAGGGAAAGTCATCGAAAAAGAATACCCCTTCGGCTTCACGCCGGAAGACGCTGCATTTACGGAAACCGTTGAATAGGAGGGAAACATACCATGGCAGTTAGCATTCAGGAATTAATTAACCAGAAAGACAAAATCGAACAGAAGAAGCAGGAAACCTTTGACCTCGACACCAGCGTCGGCAAGCTGACGGTCAAGAAAATCACGAAAGGCCTCATGGCCGAAATCATGGCCATCACCGACGGCTCCGACGAATACTGCATCTTGCAGACCGTCGTCGAACCGAACTTGAGGGACGCCACCCTGCAGCAGGCCTATAGCTGCGTCGAACCGACGGACATCATCGACAAATTGTTCGATGCCGGCGAGATTCCGGCCATTGCCCGCAAGATTTCCCAGCTGTCCGGCTATGGGAAAGACATCGAATCGAAGGTCCATGAAGACGTAAAAAACTAATCCAAGAGGACTGGGAAGCGGCTACGGCGGCCGCCCTGGTCCTCCGTGGGCATCGACTGGACTATTTCTTCGGCTTGAACCGGCTGGAAAAGATATTCTGCTACGAGGCTGTCTGCCTGGAGCAGCAGCGTGAATTGGATTTGGCGACGCTGCCATTGAAGAAAGGAGGCCGTTAGGCTGTGAGCAACTATGTTTTGAGCGCTACGCTGGAACTCAAGGACCAGTTTACGGCGCAGGTCAATAAAGCAAGGTCCGGCTTCAAGGGCTTGACGGAAACCCTGAAAAGCACAGGGAGCGCTTCGGATACGGCCGCCGCCGGGATGGGAAAAGCCGGCACAGCGGCTGTCAAAGCAGCCGGCCAGGCGGACCGGGCCAAACGGGCCTTCCAGGGAATCCGCGGCATATACGAAGCGACTGTCCGCGCTAAGGACGACGCCACGGCGAAAATCCAGAAGGTCAAGACGGAGCTGAACGGGCTCAAAGGGAAGGCCTATACTATAGCCCTCAACGTCAAACAAAACGGTGATATTGGTGGCATGAAGGATAAGCTATCCGGAATGGCTGCCGGAGCTATGGCCGGCCTTCCTGTACAGGCTGCCGGTTTTGCTGGCCTTGGATATGGCGTCTTTGATGCCGTCAAGAATTATTCTGACTTCACGGCTCAGCTGTCGCAAATCAAAGCAGTTACAGGACTGGATGCGGAAGCCATGGATGCCGTCAAGGAAAAGGCCCTGGAACTCGGCGCAGATACGCAGTTTAGCTCGACGGAAGCGGCCCAGGGGATGACAGAGCTCTTGAAAGCCGGCGTTAGTGTCAAGGACGTTCTCGGCGATGCTTCACAAGCTGCTCTCGATTTAGCGGCGGCCGGCCAATTATCCCTTCCGGAAGCGGCGGAAATCATGAGTACGGCCATGAACGCCTTCCATATGGATGACGCCACTCATGCAGCGGACGTATTGGTCGGTGCGGCCAATGCCAGTGCAACGGGCGTCCAAGAATTAAAGTACTCCCTCTCTGCTGTCTCAGCTGTCGCGGCCGGGGTCGGCATGAGCTTCGATGATACCAATACAGCTTTGGCCGTCTTCGCCAATAACGGCTTGAAAGGGTCTGATGCCGGTACTTCTTTGAAGACGATGCTCATGAACCTCTCGCCACAGACGAAACAGGCAACAGAAGAAATGCAAAGACTCGGCCTTTTGACCGACGAAGGAACGTCTAAATTCTTCGACCAGGAAGGCCACCTGCGGTCCCTTTCGGACATCGCCGGCCTTTTACAGGAGCATTTATCCGGTTTGACGGATGAAGAAAAGATGAACGCCTTGTCGACTATGTTCGGTTCAGATGCTATTCGTGGCGGCATGATCATGCTGCGTGAAGGGGCCAAGGGCGTCAAAGACATGAACGCAGCCATGAAAGACATTACGGCCCATGAAACGGCCAAAGTGGCCATGGATAATCTGCGCGGCTCTCTGCTCCGGTTGAAGAGCGCCTGGGAAAACCTGACCATTAAGCTCTTAGACCATGGCGTCGGCGATGGCTTGCGGAGCTTTACCGATGAATTCGGCAAGCTGACGTCGCATTTTTCCGGCCTTATTGATGACGGATTACAGGTGACGGACGTCATCAAGATTGTGGGAGAGGGTATCAACGACCTGAAAAATAAGTTCCTGGCCTTTGACGGTATCGGTTCGGTACTGGCAGGCGGGGCCTTGGCCGTTGGTTTGAAAAAGATTTACGACTTGGCCATGAAGGTCAAAGACGTTATCCAGGGCATCCCGAAGAATCTTCCCGGCGGTACGCCGACCGGCGGGAATGGGCTTCCCAGCACGTCGTCCGTGAAAGATATGGTCGTCACGGCGACGAACGTCATTATCAACAGCAAAGGGGCGCCGACCACGGCGCCTACTTCAGCACCACCGACAAACGCACCGGTTCCGGTCCCAGAAGGGACTCCCAAAGGGACTCCGAAACCAGGATGGGGTGCCCGGCTCAGCAGCTGGGCGAAAAGGGTGCCATGGATTGGGTCGGCTATCGCATTAGGTGGAACCGCTCTTGATGTGGCTTATGCCCCGGAAGGAGAAAAGTTGTCTACGGCTGGACGGGATGCAGCTGGCCTTGCCGGTAGCTTTGCCGGCATGAAAGGCGGAGCCGCATTCGGCGCCTGGGCAGGTTCTATGGTTCCCGGGGTCGGTACAGCAGCCGGTGCGATTATAGGCGGCATCGCCGGAGGTATCGGCGGTGATATGCTCGGCCAGAAACTGGCCGAAGCCTTCCAGAGCATCAACTGGGATTCTTTTAGCCAGGTCATCAACGAAAAGAACGCGGAATGGAGCCAGACCTTTGCTCAACTAGGCCCGACTATAACCAGTACCTTTGAAGGTATCCGACAATCAATGAGTGATACCGATGACTGGCTTACCGGGAAACAAGCCGAACTGCACCAGAATATGGCGGACTCCTGGGAAGGCATCAAACAGTCCGGGGCGGATACCTGGGAAGGCATCAAACAGTCCGGGGCGGATACCTGGGAGAGCATCAAGCAGTCCGGCGTCGACTCCTGGGATATGATTTGTCAGGTAGCCGATGAAAAGAACGCCGAGTGGAGCCAGACCTTTGCTCAACTAGGCCCGACTATAGCCAATACCTTTGAAGGTGTCCGCCAATCAATGAGTGACACAGCTGACTGGCTGGACGCTAAACAGGCCGAACTGCATCAGAATATGGCTGACTCCTGGGAAGGCATCAAACAGTCTGGCGTCGACTCCTGGGATATGATTTGCCAGGTAGCCGGTGAAAAGAACGCGGAATGGAGCCAGACCTTTGCCGATGCGAAAGACGCCGCCGGCGGCTATCTGGCCGAACTGGAAGAATCGGCCGGGACAACCTGGGAAGAAATCAGCAGCGGCGCTTCGTCCATGGAAAGCAACATTGCCAGTGCCTTCCAGTCGGCCAAAGATGAAGCTGAGGCGGCCTGGGACGGTGTAACGGGATGGTTTGAAGAGAATGTATGGGGCCCGCTTTCGGAACGTGCACAGAGCGCCTGGAGCAATTTACAGAACACTATAGCGGATATACGTTCCTCGGCCAGCTCTTTTTCCTTCAGCATCCCTAGTATCTTCTCCGGCCATGCGACTGGCTCGTCATTTTACGCCGGCGGCTGGACGGAAATCAACGAACGGGGCGGCGAAATCGTCGACCTTCCGCAGGGAAGCCGTATCTATCCACACGCCACAACGGAGCGCATGATCCAGGCAGAACTGGACAGCAGCCGGCCGTCTGGCACAGGCCCGGTCGTCATCAAGGGCAATACCTTCTATGTCCGCGAAGAGGCCGACATTGACCGTATCGCCTATAAACTGGCGAAACTGATTTCACAGGGCCATATCAACTACGGAGGTGGTTATTGATGAGCCTGGGAGGGTTAGGAAATACCATACAGGTCCTTTCGGCCATCTTTTCTAACGGCGGAGGCGCCGGGCTGAAGCGGGAAATCATCATCGAAGGACCGACGGGGAAACTCATTTTGCCGGTCACGCCGGCCAAATATACCGTCGGCGATGGACAGAAAAACAAAGTCGTCGACATTACGCAGGTCGGGGAAATCCTGGTCTTCGGGATGCCGAAAGCCCGGACGCTTTCTTTCTCTGGGTTCTTCCCGTCCCTCACTCATGATTACCCCTTTGTCGTAGGCGATTATACAGACCCTTCAACCTGCGTCGAAAAGCTGACGGAATGGAAGGCGGCCCGGACAGCAGTCCGGGTCATCATCACCGATTCCCCAGTCAATATGATGTGTGGCATCATGGAGTTTTCATACTGGGAGCAGGATGGGAGCCGGGACATCTACTATACGCTGAATTTCACGGAGTATAAGGAACTGAACGTCCCGACAGCGAACAACGACAAGCCCATCGACGATAAGACGGGCCTCAAGGTCCGGCCTGTCGATCTGGACCAAAAAATCAAGGAAGAGCAGTCGCAGATCTCCAAAGGCAAGGCCTTGTTCCAAAAGGCATGCGACGTCATGGACGTGGCCAAGAAAGCCTATGGCGACTATAACCACTGGCGCCGCGTCGTCCAGAGCAACAATTTGAAGAGCCTGGTCATCAACAACGCGGGCAAGATCCGGAAGTGGGTGATTAAGAATTGATCATCAAGCATAAGAGCGTCAAGACGGAAACCACGACCGATGAGAAGGGCAACCAGACGACGAAGCAGACTGAAACGATAGATGATTTGTCCCGCCTCACCGTGGGGAGAATCACCTGGGAGGGCTCCCGGCTCCAGGTGGCCCGGAAACTGACGTTCTCCTATGTCCAGGATGCCAGGGACCCGAACCTTCCGAACTACGTCATCAACTGCGGTGAAACGGTCTACGGCTATGATGAAGACGGGAACCTGCAATTCCAGGGCAACGTCTACTCCATCGAAAAAGACGTCCAGCAGTCCACAGTGACGGTCACAGCCTATGACAATCTGTTCATCCTCTGCCGGTCGAAAACAACCCGGAAATTCACAGATATGCTGGCCGAGGACATCGCCAAGGCGGTGTGCAGTGAGATGGGTATCAAAGCCGGAAAGCTGGCCGAGACCGGGAAGAAAGTCTCTTTCATTGCTCAGGAAAAGACGGGCTATCAGATTATCATGATTGCCTATACTGACGCGGCGAAACAAATCAATGCGCACAAAGAGAACAAGGATGACCCAGACGTCCTCTTCCATCCCATCATGCGGGGCGATGAGCTGGACGTCATCAAGAAAGGAGAGCTCATCGAAGGGCTGGCGGCGGACCAGTACGTCAATATCGAGAACAGCCAGTACAAGGAATCCATCGAGGACATGGTCAACAGCATCATGATTACCGACCAGCAGGGCAACGTTACGGGTTACCAGACGAAGGACGAATGGATACAGAAATATTCTATGGTCCAGGACGTCTATAAGACGAACCCGAATGACAATGCCCAGGAAGCCATCAATAAGCTCTTTCATGGACCGGACCGCTCCGGGATTATCCAGATGACGGGCAGTTATGCTGCTAAATCGTCATACTCCATTCAGATCCGAGATATTTTGACGGAACTGTGCGGGAAATTCTGGATTAAATCCGATACGCATACATTCGAGAACGGAATCCATGAGATGCGGCTGGAAATCGAGTTCGAGAACCTTATGAACAAAGAAGAAAAGCCGAAAGATACGACTGTCAAGACCAAGACCGGGCGTACGGCCTCGGCCATCGGCGGGGCTAATTTAGAGGCGTCGGCGGGCGTACAGGCCGGCTTTGCCGCCTGGGAAGGCGCTACCATGCCAGATGGCCGAAACGGTTGCGTAGAGGCCGCCACACGCATTGGCAGCTATTACAGCCCATTCCTGAAACAAGAATGCGATAACGGGGTTGCTTCGGTTCCAACCTTGATGTCAGATGCGGGTGACGCCGTCATTCCTTTCGATGAATCGAACCTGGAAGTTGGGGACTGCGTCGTCTTTGATGGCGATGAACACGTTGTCGTCTATGCCGGCGATGGCCGATATGTCGGTAATAATTCCAGCGGGAACGGCGGCGCCGGGGCCGTTGGAACCGGCGGTATCTATAACATCGGCATGACGCCGACGTCCATTATCAAAACGAGTCATATGTAGGAGGTGGCCACTATGGCAGGAATCCCTTCGGCCTCGCAGTCCGCGGCAGCCATCGTCGATGTGATGCATAGCGTAGTGCAGGGCGACCTTCCACGCGGCGCGCAGGTCGGCATTGTCGTAAGTCCGCCGCCGGATTTAGTGGTCAAAATGAACAACATTGAAATCACAGCCAAAGACATTTACTGCTCGCGGTATCTGCTGCCTGGGTACACCCGCCATATGGTCGGACAGACCAGCAACCGGGCAGGTGGGTCCGGGGATGCGGCTTATGAGAGCCATAATCATCCTATCGATAATGATGAGACCTGGACGGATACGCTGAAACCGGGGACGCTGGTCCTCTTGATACCGATTTACGGCCAGAACGAGCAGCTGTACTGGCTGGCAGACAGCGGGGTGAAATTATGAGTGCAGAATATCCCTTTACCGGGGCCGTATCTGTCAATACCTATACGTCAGATCTGCCGGTTCCGAAAGAATATGCCTGGGACTTTGACCAGGACTGCTTTTTATATGATAAGGTAGGCCGACACATCATCGTCGAGAAAGACGAGGCCATTAAGGTGTGGATCTATAAAGCGCTCAGCACGGAGCGCTTCCGCTATTTGGCATACAGCTGGCAGTACGGCATTGAACTTAGGCCGTTTATAGGCAAAGTCATGGGCGTGAAACAGCGCTACAGCGAAATCAAGCGCGTCATTGTCGAGTGCCTCATGGTGAATCCCTACATCAAGAGCATCGACAGCGTGGATATCTCACACGATGGCGATAAAGTTTCCATAGCTATTGTAATTTCGACGATTTACGGGGAGGTGAGCGTGGATGTATGAAGCACGTGAACAGGATGAGATTTTAACCGAATTGCAGCAGAACGTCGGAAATGACGCCTCCAGCTATGAGGGCACCTTTACCTATGATGTCCTGGCCTCAAACAGTATCGAGTTCGCCAAGCAGGAAGTCGAGCGGGAACAGGCCTATAAAGCGGGGTTCGCACAGACGGCCTGGGGTGAGTATCTCGACCTGCGGGCTGAAGAGCACGGCGTTTTCCGTCGGCAGGCTGTCAAAGCGGTGGGGACTGTGACTGTCACAGGTAACGGCATAGTCCCTCTGGGCAGTGTCTTCCAGACGCCGACCGGCGTGGCCTTTTATACGACGAAAGCAGTTACTATTGCCAAGAGTGGAGACATCCCGATTGAATGTACGGCTGGCGGTAAAAATGGCAATGTAGACGCCAAGACTATTACAGTCATCCCCATGTCCATCCCGGGTATCAGCAGTGTCACCAATGCCCAGGCGACGCACGACGGCTTCGATGAGGAAGACGACGCATCCCTGTATAATCGCCTTATTTTCAAGGTACGCCAGCCAGCCACGTCGGGGAACAAGAACGAATACATCCAATGGGCCACATCCGTGGCAGGCGTCGGGAAAGCCGTCGTCATATCGCTGTGGAATGGAAATGGAACCGTCAAGGTATTGATTACCGACACGAACGGGAATCCGGCGTCGACAGACTTGCAGAAAAAAGTTTCGGCTTACATTGAGACCGTGCGTCCCATCGGCGCCACAGTAACGGTAGCCGCCCCGACGATTTTCGCTGTCAAGGTGGCACTGAAACCGCTCGACAGCAAAAGGGCTAACGCGACGGCCATCCAGACCGTCATCAACGATTATTTCGGCTCGCACCAGTTCGACAACATCCGCATCACCTGCGCCATGATTGGGAAGATGATACTGGAAAGCGCCAGCTGTGGTGTATCCGACTATGAATCTTTGACTATCAACGGCAGCTCGACCATGGTCACGGTCACGACAGATCAGATTGCTCGTTGCACTGAGGTGACGCTCAATGGCTGATTTTAATTTCCTTCGGGTCGTCCCAGTGGACCTCAAGCGCTATCTGCCACAGTTCCTGGAGAAGGACCCGACTTTCTCGAAAACACTGGAAGCCTTATCTGCAGAGCACGAAAAACAGCGCCTGCGGCTCATCGATGTGACGAAGCAATTCTTTATCACTACAGCCACCTGGGGCCTTGCAGACTGGGAAGAATTCCTGGATCTTCATCCGGATCCGACAGACTCGGATGAAAAAAGACGTGCCCGCATCATCATTGCCCTACGCGGCTCGCAGACTACGACGCTGACCCGCGTACAAGATATCGTGAACGCATACGGAACCGGCTACGTCGAAGAGCATAACGACCAGTATTACTTTATTATTTTTACGACTCGTACCGACGCTGCATCTATCGCAGAGATGCGAAAGACCATTGAGATTTATAAACCGGCTCACCTGGGATGCTATGTCTACTTAGGCTGGTCCTGGGACGGCAAGATAACCTTTGACGGTACGTATACGTACGGCACGAATATGGACGAATGGAGTGGAAACAACAATGGCTAACTACTTAGATAAATGGAAAACGGATTTTCCGGAAACGGTCAATAACCAGACGCGCCCGAAAGACGGTATTGACAATTCGCTGGCATTCAATACCGATGGCTTCCCGCAGCGTATCACCAGCGACCCCGTCCATGCAAAACTAGAAAATGATATGGCACAGCAGCTGTTCTCTAATGATCAGCGATTAAAAGAAGCCATTGATTCCGCAGGAACTAAAGAAAGTAACCACGAAAAAGCCTCCAATGCGCATGCTAATGGCATCGCAGGTAATGCTGGCAGTGCGACTAAATTGGCGACGGCACGGAATATCCAGACCAATTTGGCGTCGACGTCAGCTGCCTCGTTTAACGGGACGACCAATATTACGCCTGGTGTTACGGGAACCCTCCCGGTTGGTAATGGCGGCACAGGCCAGACGAACCTGGACAATGTCACCGTCGGGACCTCGAAGAAAGTCCATACGACGGTATCGGCAGGTGCAGTCGGAGAGGTACTCAAAGCGACTATGGGAAACAATGATGCCTTTCGTATCGCTGTTGGTGGTAGCGCGAACGCAGGATATGCAGAAATCGCGACAGCTGATGACGGCTCAGAACCCATTTACGTCCGTCAGTACGGTGATGCTAAGTCCGACGGATTTGTGACGCCGACCCGGACGGCTACGCTTTTAGATGCTAATGGCAACACACAGTTCCCAGGGAGTGTCACGGCTCCCAGTTTTGTCGGTAATGCGGCTTCGGCTGACAAGTGGAAGACCGCCCGAACCTTGTCTTTAGGCGGAAGGGCTTCCGGCAGTGTATCCATGGATGGCAGTGCGAACGTTACACTTAATGTGAACGATGTTAGCTTGGCCGATAAAGCCACGGCGGACGCCGACGGGAACAACATTTCGAATACGTATTTCAAATACACCGGAAAAACGGGCACGGCCGGTGATGGCTCGCTGTGGACTCGCAACGGGACAAAAGAATATTCGGCTGCACTGCCAGATGCGCTGAGCGGGGCCTATAATTACGGACAGTGTATCTCTTTCGCGACGCCAGACAACCGCTTGGATGTATACGCCAGCTATACTGCGTCGAATGGTGACGGGCTGTACTATCGCTCCGGCTACGGCACCGATAAAAAAGGCTGGGCTCGCATTTTGGATAGCGGTAACTATAACACCTTTGTACCGACGAAAAGTGGTAATGGGGCATCCGGCACATGGCCTATCAGCGTTTCCGGCAGCGCAACCAAATTAGCCACGCCCCGCAGCATCAACGTATCGGGCACGGGCTTGACCGGCACGGCCAAAAGTTTCGACGGGTCCGGTAATATCACGATTCCGATTACTCTGGTCAACTCCCTGCTCGCCATGGCCGGCGTCACCCCAGCAGCCGACAAACTGCCGTACTTTACAGGCGCATCGTCGGCCAGCCTGGCGGACTTGTCTGCATTCGCCCGGACCATCCTCGACGATACCAGTGCCGATGCGGTGCGGGGTACGATTAACGCCAATGCCAGCACTTGCGGCGGCATCGTAGCGCAGAGCCTGACACAAAACGGGTACTGCAAATGGGCGAATGGCTTTATTATACAGTGGGTAATTACAGGCAATGATTTAGGAGGAGCTGGTGGTGCTGTTACGCAGTTACCGATTGCCTTTTCAGAAAATCCGTTTTTGGTAATAGCTAATGCGGAGAACATTATTGGTAATAAGGGATACGAAATAAGTGCAGGCGGGGATAGAACCAGCGTTTGGGTAGATGCATCAATTGCTGATTACGTGTATCCATATAGAGTTTTAGCAATGGGAGTTTAAGCCCCAAGCATCAGCCATGATAATCCAAAATCGGCATCATGGCTTGAATATACTGTAAAACCGTTATTCTTATTTTGTGTATTACACCCTAAATATTGCAACGAACCATTTTGAGCACCGCTATCGATGCATATAACACTAAAAACAACGTTAACCACAATCGGATAGTAAATATTCCAGCCATTTCCAGCTGCTTGATGTCCCCACTGTTTACCAGCATAATGCAATCCATCTAAAGTTATTCGTTTGATCCATAAGAAAGTTAAAACCAGAATTATCACAATCAAACGTCGTTACGGCTACAGCATTACCCGAGTACGATACCGCTGTAGCCAAAGCGACAGACGCTTTTGGGCTTGTTATATTATATGATATCTTGCCTTGCTTTACATTTGATACATATCCCCACTGTTTAGTATCCCATTGCTATTATGTAAACTTCAGTGGAGTCTCTCGATGAGCGTATGTAGCACTGGCTTGTATCCAAATAAGATATTTCTAAGTATATATCTATTCTTGATGAAAGACTGTTGTAATGAGTAGTATTTATAACATATTTGGTATTAGAAAAAGAAATGGGGAATGTAACCCATCCGCCACCGGTATCGCTCAAGCTATATCTTCCCCACTGTATACCGAGTAAGAGTAACTAAATAAATGGCTCAAATACCCATTATTATCAATAATTTTTGTATAATTGAGAATCGCAAAAACAGCAAAATGAGCGCCTATCCGCATCAAGAAAAACCCAGATAGACGTTGATTTTGCTATTTTTATGAGTAGCAATAGTAACAGCAATAGAACCGCATAGTATCTGTATTTTATGCAAGCGCTGGCGGCTCGTATAGTATCGCATTAGTAACAAATTATTTGAGCAGCTCGATGCATTTGCGGAGCTGTCGAAGCCCTTTATGCGTGTATACGCGCTCTGTAATGTCGCCGCCAGCATGGCCGAGGATACGACGTTTTGCCGTTTCGTTCGCGCCGGCATTATCAAGCAGCGTCGCCACTGTGTGCCGGCAGTCATGCGTAGTATGGCCGTCAGCGCGGATGCGATGCATGACCGACCGCCATAAAGTACAGTACCGACTATAATTGTACGGTTGTCCTACATCATCACAAATAAGCGCATCGCCTGGGCACTCCATCCGGGCGGTTATGAGCGGCAAGATGCGATGATGTATCGGGATGATACGGATGCCGGCCGCCGTCTTGCTCTGCGTGATACGGATATAGCGCTGGCGCAGATGCACGTCAGCTTTTTGTAGTTGCAGCATCTCGCCACAGCGCATCCCTGTATAGAGCAGGATAAGGACCGTATCGACACCGGGGCAGTCCACGGCCGTCCATAGTCGGTTGATTTTCTGCCGGCTGAACGTGTGATGAGGCCGGACCGACCGATTTCGGCCAATTGAAAGCAGAGGGGCATAAGACTTCGTGATGATTTCCGTCTTCAGCGCGTACTTTTCAAGAAGCGAAATCAGTGAGCGAACTTTTTTGAGCGATGAATAGGAAAGCCCCTGGCGCTTCATATCGTCAAGAATTCGCTGATAGTCTGTATAACGGAGCTTCGTCAATGGCTCATAATGCAAGCCTGATAAATGCCGAAAAGCGTTTTTATAGCTATCCAGTGAAGATTGTGATGGCCCTGTATCTGCGATATGTGCTGGGAGCCAGCGATGGTACAGCTCAATTAGTGTAGTTTGATGTCCAGGGAGGGAGTGACGACGATGAATTTTGTTATAATCCGCTGCAAAAATTTCCGCTTCTACCTGCGTCGCAAAGTATGCAACCGGCCGTTGCCGCCCCTCTTTCGATACTACAAAAACAAACGGCCGCCGCCGATGCCCGCTTAAATGCTTGATAGATCCATAACCGTTAGGTTTCCTCATTTTTACCACCTCATTTAAATTAGTTAGGGAGATGATAGCATGAATACCCAGCACTATGTAGCCGGCTTTAATGCGTCCGGCCGCCGCGTCGTCACGATCTTATGCGAATATGATCCGACGGACCCGTCCAGCGCATCGTTGCTCCAGGCGGATAAAGAAAAGGCCGCAAAACTGGCCAGCGATGCCACGGTTATCGAATTGATTGACCAAGCGACTTTTGAGCAGTATATGAGCAACTGCGTCCGCGACATGCAGACCGGCAAACCTATCCCGTATGTCGCACCGGAGCCGACAGCCGAAGAAAAGGCGGCAGCGGAAAAAGCGAAGCTTGCCAGCGAATACGAAGCAAACAAGTCAGAAATGCTGAACGCCTTGCAGTCTGCCACCCTGGCGGGCAATACCGACGCTGTAGCAAGCATCCAGCAGGACTATAAGGACATGACAGCGGCTTACAAGGAAGCCGTGGAAGGAGTGACGACAGCATGAGCTTTTGGAAACGCAAAAAATACTGTAAATACTGTGGCAGTGAGCTGAAAAATGATGGCACGTGCCCAAACAAAGACTGCATCGCCTACGTAGCACCGAAGACCGACACAACCGCCAGCGATGCCGATACGACGGCGAAACCAGACACGAATGGAGGCATGTGATGGACTCGCTGGTACAGATGACTGGCGCCATTGTCGGAATACTAAGCCTGTGCGGCGTTATCTTTAATTATGCCGTCATCAAACCCTTGTCCTCATCTATCCAGGAACTCCGAGAGCTCATCGAGAGCACGCAAGAATACATCAGGGGCGTCGAAGAGAAGCGGCAGAATATGGCTGAACGCCTGGCAAAAGTCGAAGCGTCGGCCGCATCGGCGCATCACCGGCTGGACGACTTGCAAGAAAGGGTGAAATGATATGCTGAAAATCATCGGCAACAACATCTACCACATCCGCGGCGATACGGACAGTTTTGATGTGGATTTGACGCAGGAAGACGGCTCGGATATCGGACCTTATACTGCCGTTTTTAGCGTCAAGAAAAAAATCACGGATGCCGGGTATGTTTTCCAGGCCCCTGTCCAAGATGGCGTCGTGTCGCTGACTCATGACATGACGAACGATTTAGAGGCCGGTGACTATGTTTATGACATCGAGGTCCGGACCCAGGGCGGCGGAGTGCAGACCGTCGGGCCGGGCCTCTTCCGGGTCATCGCAGACGTAACGAGGTGATGAAATGGCGACATTAAAAGCACATTTGAGCAGCAGTGGGGGCAGTGTAGGCGTTAAATTTGCCCGACGTGGCGAACGCGGCTATAGTGCCTATGACGTAGCTGTTCAGAATGGCTACACGGGCACAGAGGCCGAATTTGCGGCGGCGCTGACCCATCTTGAGTATCTGCCATTTGACAGCCGATTCCATTTCCCCAACATCGGCGATGTGAACGTATTGTACGGAGATACGACGGAAAATAAGCTGTATCGATACGACCCAGACGACGGGAAATATTATTGCGTCGGGTCTGACTATAATGACATTATTGCAATTGATGGAGGGCACGCATGAGCGAACAAACACTGAAAGTTAAGACCTTATACCTGCGTAACGATGCGGCCGCTACATGGGTCGAAAAGAACCCGGTATTGGCCAAAGGTGAACCGGGCGTCGAGGTTGACACGGGTAAATTTAAACTGGGCGACGGCGTCACCAGCTGGGTCGGCCTGCATTATGCCGGCGTACTGGTAAGCGCCAGTGAGCAGAACGGCTATATCCAAATTGACGGCGTCGACACGCTGGTCTATCGCTTACCCATCGGCGGGGCGTCCATCGGCGGCGTCAAGACTGCTGCCGGGACCGGGAAAGTGTCGATTGCGGCTGACGGGACTATGAGCGTGGCCAATGTAGCCAGTGCAGACAAATTGTCTGCGTCCCGAACAATAGCCATCGCCGGGGACGCCACCGGCTCGGCAACATTCGACGGCTCGGCCGGCACAAGCATCACCATTGCACTGGTGGCATCGGGCGTCAAAGCCGGCACGTATAGTAAAGTCACTGTAGACGCAAAGGGCCGCGTCACAGCCGGCAGTAATCTGACGACGGCAGACGTCGGCGGCGTCGGCACAGCCGCCACGAAAAACGTCGGTACAGCAGCGGGCCAGATTCCGATTCTCGATGCAAACGGAAAATTGAGCGAAAGCGTCATCCCGGCTATCGCGATTTCGGAGCCGCACACGGTGGCCAGTGAAACGGAAATGCTGGCCTTGACGGCACAGGAAGGGGACATCGCTATCCGTACAGACGGCACGGGCACCTGGATTTTAAAACAAGCCCCGGCGTCGACCCTGGCGAACTGGGTACAGCTCAAAGCGCCGACGGACGTCGTAACCAGTGTCAACGGCAAAACAGGCAACGTCGTCCTGAGTACTGCCGATGTCTCCGAAGGGGGAACTAATTTGTACTATACCCAGGCGCGGTTTGTGGCTGCTTTCAAATCGTCTAAATCGACAGACCTGGCCGACTCGGCCGACATCATCCGCGACAGCGACACGCTTATCCTGGACTGTGGTAATGCGTAAAAGGAGTGACGGACCATGGCCAAAACCGTAAAAGCACAGCTTAAGTGCCGGCATGACACGGCGGACAATTGGACAGCCAAGAACCCCGTACTGCTGGACGGCGAGCTTGGGGTAGAGACCGACACGACCTTTTTCAAAATCGGCGACGGCGCCACAGCATGGACGTCGCTGAAATACGTCACGTCTAAAAGCGCCGTCTATGATAGCGTAGGCCGGCGCATCGATACCAGCTATCTGCAGCTATCTGGCGGGGTAATGACGGGACAGCTTGCCTTCCAGGGCATCGGCAACACCGGAAAAAGCCAGGGGCTGTATTGGGGCGGTTCGACGGACTGGGCCGGTATCTACTACCAGACGACCGAATCCGACCAGGGCAATTTAGTCATTAATTTGGCCGATGACGATAACTGCTATCTGCGTTTAGCGTATAATGGTAATTTCAAAAGCTATTTTTCGCCAGCAGATGGGGCTTTTCACGGCAACGTCATCGGGACGGCCGACAACGCCAAGGCTGTCCCTTGGTCTGGCGTGACCGGTAAGCCGGGATTTGCCACCGTGGCCACGTCCGGAAGTTACAACGATTTGAGTAATAAGCCGGCTATCCCGACTAAAACGTCAGCTCTACAAAATGATAGCGGGTACTCGTATCTCATAAAAAACGTCATTGACTTGACGGATACGACAAAATACGCCGATGACACGTATTGGCCATGCGTGGTAGGCATCCCCTATACGGGCGACAGGCGCATGATGCTGTCTGTACAGCTAAACAGCGGGTCTAAGCCGTCTTGGTCTACGCACGGTTCTGGGTTTACCTGTGTACTTGACGTCGTCGCCAGGGCTGGAGGCTGGGGCACGACAGACGCGGGGAGCACCATTTTAAACCATTACTATTCCTGGTCCAATGTCGACCCGTGTTCGTATATACAATTTACGAAAAGCTCCAATGCCTGCTTCTACCTGCGTGGAGGCGGCAAATATTTCATTTATACAGATTTTTCGGCGTCATGGCGAATCATAACGACGTCGACAAATCTGCTTAACTCGTCGACGTATACCGAGATGGTAGCTCCGACAAAAACACTGCCGGCCATCTCTATCAACCGCGCTATGATTATGTGCAATGTCGATGGCCTGGCCAGCAAAGCCACGGCGGACGCCAGCGGGAACAATATCGCCAGCACGTATGCCACGAAAGCCTACGTCGCTCAGGCCATCAAAGAGGCGCTGGCCGCGGCTACTATTACGTATGACGGTAAAGTAACTTACAAGGGGTAGAACTATCGTAGAGAAAGAGGCGAAAGAAGCATGAAAGACTACATTTATAGAATGGTTGATGAACGTTGTGAATTAAGCGAAAAGTGGGTTAAATTAGAAGAATACTTGAATAAACACTCTAGTGATCTTGATGCCACAGAACGATACTTAATGACAGAGCAATCAGAAGTGATGGACAAATATAAACATATTCTAAGCGCTCGTATTGTCCATGCTTTGCAGAAAGAAGAACAAAAGGGAAATGAATGATGAACACACCATGGAAAGCCGCAGAGCTGTCTTTTTAATTGAAGGGTGATGCCTATGATTGATAAAATTAATATCGTAGATTTGACGGTCATTATCGGGCTCGTCGTAGCGCTGATACTGGCCATTTTTTATGAGCAAAACGAGTTGGCCATGTCCATTGCAAGCGGTCTGCTCGGTTATATCGGCGGCAATATTAAGACCGCCACAACAGCAAATAGGAGGAATGACAATGAAAGTATACATTAATCCGGGACACGACATTGATTATGATTCTGGCGCAGTTAATCCGAGTAGCGGCCTGCGTGAATGCGATGTAGCCGCCAAAATCGGCGCAAAAGTGAAAGCATATTTGGAAGCGGCTGGATGCGAATGTCGGCTCTTACAGTCCGATAATTTATACTACGACAGTCAGCATGATGACCGCCCTATCCCTGTATGTGATGACGCCAACAACTGGGAAGCCGACATTTTTGTATCCATCCATTGCAATGCGGCCAATGGCATGGCCAGAGGGACAGAAGTAGAATGTTACCGGCGTATGAGTGATGGTGGAAACCTCGCGCAGTGCATCCAGAGCCAGATTGTAGATGCTCTGGGAACAGTGGATCGGGGCGTAAAGGAAATGCCTCAGCTCATCGTACTCCGTCACACAGATATGCCAGCCGTACTTGTCGAAACAGCTTTTATCGACAATGACGATGATGCCGCTCTTTTAGTTGACCGGGAAGTTGATTTTGCGGCGGCTATTGCACGTGGTGTAACCGACTACGAATGCAGTCTGCAGTAGAACAGGAGGAGGTAACTATGAGTACAATCAAAGCCTTTATTAGTCAGCCAATGAGAGATAAAACAGACGACCAAATTTTAACGGAACGGAATCGTGCGATTGAAGCAATTAAAAAAGAATATGGCAATGACGTTGAAGTGCTACAGTCGTTTTTCCAGGGCGCACCCCATGACGCTAATCCCTTATGGTTTTTGGGACAATCAATCGTTATTTTATCGCAAGCTGATGTAGCGTATTTTATTGGAGATTGGAAATCATACCGCGGATGCAAAGCAGAAAATATGCTGGCTCATGAATACGGAATTAAGACAATTGAGGAATAAGGAGGGCTGAATTATGAGCAAATGGACAGAAGTAAGAGACGGCGTACTTGATGCGCTGAATGCGGACGAAGTTACGGAAGAATTGAAGGGATCCGTCACGCAGAAAATCATTGAGGAAGTATTACCGGCGGTTGATGATGTGGCCGACAAATTCATTACAACCATCGAAGAACAGGCGAAGACAGAGAATGGCTGGAATAAGCTCAGAGATGGCATCGTTTTGCCGCTTGTTATTAATGGAGCTATCTGGGCCGTGAAATTCGCATTGTCTAAAACAATGCCGGCTCAAAACTAATAAAACATTAATAAAAATAAAAGTCGGCGTCCATTCCATTGTGAGTGGACGCCGCTTTTTTTTATGTCACATCAGCCTGCCGTCAAAAATTCGTCAAAAAAAAGAAATGAAACTACGTGAAAATAAATCAATCAACTTTTGCCAGATTCGATAAAAACCGCTAGTTTGCTTAATTTGTAGCAGAACATTGCAAAGCAAGCCATGTTTAGGTTATAATGTGATATTGAAGGCATTTATACATATATGAAAGGGAGATACATCG